GACAACCAGAAGCGAATGTATGAAACTACTTCGTTTGCTGACATTCTACGTGGCCCACAATGGCAGATCAAAACCGAGCGTGATAGCCGTATCGACAGAACAAGCATGGCTACCTTGCCACCATTGTTTCACCCAGCAGGGCAACCGCCTAAAGAGTGGGGGCCTGGCAGACGTTTGCCTTATCGCCGCTTAGGTGAAATTGCTTACGGGCCTATTCCACAATTCGATCCAGGCAGCGAGCGTATCGAAGCACAAATGATTGCACAAGCTGACAAAGCAGTTGGGCTTGATCTTGACAACCCGCTTTCGGCACTTCGCCAGCAGTTCGTGGTGAACAAGTTCCTTGACCACGTTAAGGACATTCTTTCACTCGCCTTCAAACTGTTTCAACGCATGGGGCCAGATGAAGTATTCTTCCAAGTTACAGGTAGCCCTGACCCACAGGTGATGGCTAAAGGTGATGCCGATGACAACTTCTCCATTATCGTATCGTTTGACACCCGCGAGACTGACCCTGAGACGGTAGAGACGCAGATGAAGAACATCGCTACCTTAATGCAGATTGACCGCAACGGACGTATCAACGTGGACAAACTGCTTGAGCTACTGGCTGCACAGATCAATCCATTCATTGCTGACTACGTGTTGCAACCTGCTGAAGAAGCACAAGACAAGATGCTTAAAGATGTATCAGATGACTTGTCGAAAATCTACGCAGGTATCGAAATGCCAGCTAGACCGAACGGTGCTGCCTTCGCAATGCAACTTGTCCAAGCCTACACACAACAACCAGACGTAGCTCAACGCTTACAAGGTGACGAGGCTTTTGCAGCTCGCCTTCAGAAATACGCCCAACAGTATCAGATGATGCAGATGCAAGCACAGAACGCAGTTACAGGACGGCTTGGAACTAGCGAGGCTAACATGAGCGGGGTGTCAACTCAGAACATGGAAGGTTAATATGCCTAATCTATTTGAAAGATACACTAAGCCTTTAAATAAAAAAGTTCAAAGGTTTGATCCAGATAGTTCTGGATATGATGATGATACATTTAATGCTTCAGGATTAAAACGCGATCCAATTAACAACCATGCTAGTTCATTAGATCCAAGAACTGGAATGGTATTAAAGGGTCGGAATCATCCTACTTTCGGATGGACAATCAATGCCGAAGCAGAGTTAGGTAATACTATCGTTAAAGCTAAAGATGGAAGGTATTATTCTCGCAGCAAAGGGCAACTAATAGAAGGGGATGAACCCATAAATCTTACTAAGCAAGAACAGCAAAAAGCTAGAGATGCTGCGATTACAAAAATAAAAGAGCAATCTGTAATATCTAATAGTAATATGCCAGTCGATTATTTATTTGCAGCATTGAAAAATGGTATTAAAAAGAAACCATTGGATTATAGTGAAAGAACAAAAGTATTTCCTACTGAACACCCAATGGTCAAAAATAAAGACGGGTCTGTCAGTAACGTCATTTTAAGCGGAGAAGATATTCTTACGCCAGAAGGAAAGTATTCTTATACAGTAGCGTTTCCAACCATGATTGGCGGTAAGAATTACACTAAAGAAGAAGCGTTTGAAATAGCTAAAAAACAAGGGTTAGATAAATACCCAAGATTTGATAGCGTTAAGGCAATGAATGATTGGGCTAAGGAGAATCATGGTAACATTGATGAGAAAGGATATTTAATTAAACCAAAGAAATCAATGGTTGACATGGTATCAGAGGCTATAAAAATGCGTCCTGCACTTCGCAAGTAACAATCTTATGAAAAAAGAAATGATTAAGCGGAAAGACGGTAGCGTTTCCCAACGTGGAATGTGGGATAACATTTGATCAGCAAAAGGTTCTGGCAAGAAGCCTACTAAGGAAATGCTTAAACAAGAGCGTAAGATCAAGCGCAAGTAACCCATGAAGAAACGGTTCAAAAAAGTAGTGACCAACCCTGAGACGGGAAGGAAAAACACGATCCGCTATGGCTTGGCAGGAATGTCTAGCGATGGCAAAGACCGTATTAGACCAGGCACGGCCAAAGGCTCAAGTTATTGTGCTAGAAGCTACGGAATTAAAAAACGCTTGCCAGAAGCCCAGCAAAATGATCCTAATACACCCAACAACTTAAGTCGGAAAAAATGGAAATGCTCGGGAAAAGTCAGCAAGAAGTAAAAAATTCTGGGGTTTACAGAATTACTTGCGTTGCTAATAACCATTTCTATTATGGTAGCAGCATCAACTTGAAATCTAGGATTAAAAATCATCTTAGCAAACTTAGGTCTGGATGCCATAGAAATAAAAGGCTTCAGCGCATATTTGATAAGTATGGAGAATCCTCGCTGACATTTGAGGTAGTTAAATACTGCGACCCAAGTTTTATTCTTGATGAAGAACAAGAGTATTTAGATAAAAACATTTCAAACGAAAACTGTGTAAATTTCTGCAAGAGTGCAAAATCACCAATGGCAGGAATGAAATTTTCCTCGGAACATAAGAAAAAAATTTCCGAATCTCAAGCTAGAAACAAATACATTTTTTATTATGAGTGTGGTAAAATTGAATTATTTGATAGCTTAAAACTAGCTGGAGATAGATTTGGGGTAAAAAGTGCTATTGTTTCAAAATGGTTTAAAAGAAAAAACCTTGGGAGAAACCATGGAATTTTGAAAAAATCAAAAATCATTAAAGCAGAAAAATCTGGAGATGAAAATATTACGCTTCTTCCTTACCAATACAAACAAGAGCCATGGGTTCTGGCTGGCGCAACAAGCAAAAGTCACTACTATCGTCTTAAACGCAAATCAATGAAATAATCTTATGAAAAATAAAAAATGCGGCTGCGGCCACGAAAGCAAGGAATACGGAAAAGGCAAAAAAGATAAAGGCTATGTTGAGATTGAAATCAAAATGAGCCGTGCGCCTAAGAAAAAAACCAAACGTAAATAATAATCCTTACTAAAACACTAATGATTCCAAGACCTACCCTAGAGCAATCGGTTCTCGCATTGAGTGACCGCGATGAATACAAAGTAATTCTCCAGTATATCCGTGATGAGCGTGAACGCTTTTTCGGTGATATGCGGCAAGCGGCAACATCTGATGATGTAATGAAGATCGCTGGTTCTATTGCTACCGCAGATGAATTGCTGGGTATGCTTGACTTGAATAGGCAATGATGTATCTTTTCTTTGCAAATAGTTAGTGTCTTTTCTGTTTGTGGTTTGTGCAAAGGGTTAATCGGGTAAAACTGGTTAACCCTTTGTTTCGTCTATACACCAAACAATCGTTTTACATTAGTGATTGACTAATCATTAGTAATCTGCTTATGTTTCTGCATCGCCACCGCCAAGGCGCAAACTGGTGTCAAAAACATGAAAGCAAACCAAGACTCCACCGCTGGGGAGGATAATTCCAGTGTATCAGACAACCTTAGTTCAGATGCCCTAATTAGGCAGCTTACCGAGGGTAACATGCAAGAAGTAGAAGCCGATACCGAAACGGAAGAAGTTTCTGAGGAAGAACCAGAGCAAGAGTTTGAAGAAACTAGCGAACTGGAAGAAGCCGAAGAAGCGACCGAAGATGAGGAAGAAGCCGAAGCAACTGACGAAATCGACCTGCTTAACCTTGAACCTGAGCAGATCCAAGCACTAGCGAAGAAAGGCAAGAGCCGCCTTCTTGAGCGTATCGGGGAACTGACCGCACAGAAGAAAGCATTGCAAGCCCAGCTAGAGCAGAACGGATCAAAGCCCCAGATAAAAGTTATTCCGAAAGAGCAGAATCCATTTGGAGAACTTAATACCGTTGAAGAAATATCAGCCAAGTATGAAGCCTTTGAGGGGACGCTGGAAACTACGGATAGGTTACTTGAGGAATATGAAGATTACAGCAACGATGACATCATCGAAGTTGGCGATCAACAGTTCACCAAGAAACAAATTAAGCTGGCAAATCGCAATGCTAGGGACGCGATAGCTAAATATCTACCCGCCCAAGCAGCCCACTTGCAGAAGTTGGAAAGCTATAAAACAGCTAACCAGCAATGGCAGGAAGCAGCGAAAGCCGAAGTGCCAGAGATCAATGACGAGGAA